CGGCTGTAGCGGGAGAATTGGTGTGTAATTTTAGGTCATTATATTGCTTAAGAAGAAGACTAGAGTGTCCATTGTGTTGTTCCGAATCAAAGGTAATGTTGGTGATTACCATAGGCAAAGCCAAGTGGCTTTCGTGTCCAGCACTTGTACTTCCTACATTGAATGCTTGACCCGCTTCATCCGTGAAAGCATCACTAGAATAATTTCCACCGTGAAATAAAGCAACTAGGGGTTGTATAGAACCATCTAGTTTGTTGACATTCTGTGCATCACCGTGTCCACTAAATGCGGCTTGGTGTTTAACTGCCTTGAATAAATTACCTGTAGCAATTCCTCCCGAACTAGTTGTCTTTACTATCTTTCTAGTAGAATCTCCATGATACAAATTCTTTAGCGTTATTGTAGTGGTCGAAACACTAGAAACTTCCCCAATCATGTTTCCATCGCTATCACAAATAATGTCATTTGCACTTAGGGACGAACTTACATCTGAAGTAGTGAGTATAGCATCGTCGGAATCTCTAAAACCAAAAGTCGTTCCTAAATCTGTAAATTCATAATAGTGATAATTAAAAACTCTCATTGTTTTCTTTTTGTCCGGTAGATGTTCCGGATTTATTTGATTCATATTCGAGTCAAACAATACCTCGGTTAATCTCATTAAACCAAAAGTGGTCATTTTGGTAATGTCTTCTACATCGTATTCTAGAATGGCCGCAGTATCATAATCACTGTCTAAGTATTTCTTTGCCTTTCCAGCACCCCCATACTTGGAGTGTTTATCGGAAGTAGTATCTTCTGTCGGTTTGTTCAACAAATATAGACTAAAGTTTTTCAAATCTCTATTAGAGTAGAACAAACTATCATCTCTTAAACTACTATATGGTAATAAGTCCGAAGTCGCAAATAAGAAGAGTCTAGCAGTCTTTGGGTCTAGTTGTTCTAAGAAATCTTTAATGTAGAAATTAGATTTGACCCTGCCACCTAATGTAGGGTCGTGAGAAGTTAGAACTTTATCTCTAGTGTGACTTGCTTCGTGTATGATATAATCCCAAAACAGTGAACCGCTAGCGGGGAAGTATCCTCTTTCTTCAACCGGCAAATGCAAATGAGAAGTTTCTCTAAATCTACTAGGTATCTTTTCTAAAGCGGTAGAACTTCTTCCTTGATTCATTTTGTAAGCCGAGGCATAATATTGAACAGAACTACTACCGTCATAGTAATTAGCATCGGAAGCCCTACCGACCTCTTCTTTTTCTGTTGGGCTAGCATCAGTAGTGTGATAGTCGCTGGCGATTGCTTGAGTTTTTCTATTGAAAATTCCTTTCTCAATGTGGTTTATTTTGTAAAGTGGAACCCCATATTTTTCAATATAGGTTCCGACCAATTCGTGAGATAGTGCTGTAGTTGGCCTAATGTAATTGTAATAGGTTGGCTTCTGCATATCATCAGCACCGTAGGCGACTCCCGCTTCTACTCCATATAGGGAATTCAATAGCGTCACCATCTTACCTCCATGTAAATGCTCTCCATTTACTAGGTACAAATTATGAGTATTTTTTCCGGAATACTGATTATTTACAGCAGTTGTGAACCCTAATGTGGAAATAGTTTCTCCGGAACTGAAATTGTTCACTGGCCTATCCAAGAAAACTCTCCAAGTATCTGCCCCGCTTGAGACTGTATTATAGCATACTACTTGAGTGCAATATCCTACAAATATAGAACTCAAATAAATAGGCAATCCTACATCTGCTACCGCTTTAATAGTAGAAGTGTTAGATGGGGTAATGTCTAAGTATTTTTTACCATCAATATCGAAACCACCATCGCTTCCTGTAGTAGTACCTATTGTAGTTAATGTCACATCATAAGTATCGTAATCGTTGTGGTCTACTCTTCCTAAAGTGACAGGAAGATAAGGGGCTAATTCTATGGTGGTCTTTCCATCTACAGTAGAAGTATTCAAGACAGTAAAATCAATCAAGGTATTGACTGTTTCAAAGGTTTCATAATTTGTACCTCCATCGCTTAGTTTGGCTTGGAATGCTTCTTCTTTTCCTATAGAAGTGGGGTGTTGTATATGAAATCCAACCGCATTGCTATCAACTCCGGAAGTTCTAGAAGTAGTACTTCCACTCAATAAAGTACCGTCTAGTTTTTCGCCACTGCTGAAAAGCAGTCCCTTGTCACTGTTTCCTCCTAGGCTAGTAGCAAAAGTGGGTAGTTTATTGTTAGAAGATAGGGCTTTGTTTAGAATGTAATTTGTTTCTATTTCTTTCCACAATTGTACTTCATTATGCGTGGAAGTCCCGTATGCTTCTGTTAATGGTAAGTTTTTGAGAGTAATTCTAGTAGTGGTGTTAGAGGCCCCTTCTCCTATATATGCTACAACTCCATTAGTATATTTCACGAAGAGTTTTGTATTTGCTAAAGAATTAACTGTTATCGACGATGTTAAATCAAAGGTCTTACTATTGAAATTCAAATCATTCCCACTATCCAAAACACCGACAAGTTCTAACTTATTGTGTGGACTCATAGTTGAATAAATTACATCTTCGGAGAAATTAGAATTACGATTTACTATTGGAGAAATTAGTTTTGAATAATTATCTCTACCGGAAATAGTCATGGTACTCATACCCATATTTTTGTCTATTTCTATTTGTTCTATTTCTCCGTTGAATCTCTCTACTTCAATGATATATTGTCCGGAAATATATTCTAAAGATGTAAATGCTGTAGAAGATTTTCTAACCTCGGCATTAGTAAAAGATAGGGTCAAATATTTTTGGTCTTTACTTGAGCCTGTCACGGTTGCTTCTAGTCCGGCATAGTTCTTATCCAAGAAAACTATTCTTAGTTGGCTTTCTCTACCTTCCACGAAAGGAAAGGTGGTAAGTAGATTGTTCTTAGATGAACTAAATGCCCTACGGTATAATCTATCCCCTGCACTTAATGTATAGGAAGATGTAGAAAAGGAACTTTCTGTATCTAATCTAGAACTAGAAGTGAAAGTAATGTCTTGTGTAAATGCACTAGTATTGAAAGAATCTATCGGACTACTAGAGGCCAATCTAACTACTCTAGACCCTACCAAAACTTCATCATTTGCTGATAACAAATTCGCTAAATCATATCCTTCTTCTGTAGTAAATGTGTATTCATTTCCTGTGACATTTGCTTTCACTGTAGCCTTGAGCGGGAACCACTCAAAGAACTCACCTCTATGCTGTTGTTGTCGAACTCTAAAAGCCTCAAACTCCCCTACCTTTGAGGACATGATTCGGGAGGTGTCTACGATTTTTGACTCCGCATAACCCCCCCTTCGTCCATACGATTCTTTCAAATTGGTGCTAAGAACCATAGGGGCTTCGTTGGCTGTTTCGGGAGAATAACCGTAGTGAAGATACCGATATGGGCCAACTAGATTGAGAGCGGATTTCACATTGTCGTCGTCACGCCTAGCATTGTAAAACGATTCATCGTAATCTGTAAAGTCATTATTCGCTAATGTCAATCCTTCATTGGAAGTCTGTTTGGTGCTATTATAACTGTTAGTATTGGTAGGGTCGTCTAGTGTTTTTAGATTATCAACAAGTGTAGTTTTAATGTTAAACTTGCTATAGTCTTTAACCAAGAATCCATAATCTTGAGAAGTGATAAATGTATTTGTTGTAAATGAATTAATGGTAGCACTGCTCATTTGAGAAGAAGCATATTTGACATAATATTTTTTATTGTGGTCAAGTTGATTCTTCTTATCTAGTCTAGAATTGTGGAAGTAAAATAGGGGTTTAGAGCATAGCAATGATTTATTCATTCTGTAGGTAGTGCTACCAGCAGTAATCTCTGTAGCAAGAATACCACTACTTACTGCTACAATAGTAGATTCATCTTCATCATCTCCCTTGAACACCATGAATTTAGTATTCTTAGTAATAGAAGAACCTAGTCTTGGCTCAAATTCAAAACTATCTCCCGAAACATCGTCAGTAGTAAATTGTGTAATTCTAGCAAAGTGATGAGTTAATCCATTATCCGAGTTTATCAAGACATAGTAGTTGTGGTCACTAGCAGTAGAATTTAGGCGGATGCCTTCTCCCGAAATACTATCATAGCACTTTATCTTATACCCCTCAGTATTTTCTAAATTAGAATATTGAGTACCGGCAGAATCCGAACCTTGTAATTGCTGAATAAAGGTGTCATTATTAGAATCATCAGTAGAAATGTAAGTGAACATTCTATGAGTATCAGTGCAAGTAGCCGTGTCATGGATAATGGGATTCGTAGGACAATCGAAATTGACATTGTTCCCTGCGTTTGCTAGAGTAGCGACTACAGTGGGATTTATTGTAGTGCCTTTACGCATCACATAAACTGCTGTCATTGGTCTATCTCCTCGAATCTAAAATAAAGTACGGTATCTGCAAATCTAGGGGTTAAATTATTGACATTGAATTTATTTCTAGCCCCTCTACTCATGGCAAATTCGTGAAACTCTCCCATGAATTGTTTATTGGTAGTTGCACTATTTTGACCAGTGGCCCCACTACCATTAGCACCTAAAAATAAATCTTCTTTATCCATAGCAAAAGTCCCACTTCCAGAATGAGTGGCACTTGCTACTTCACTATTATTAAAATAAATTGCCATTACTTTACTAGCCGAATCATAAGTAGCGGCTATGTGAAATAACCCATCAACATAAGATGGATTCATTGGTGCTTTGATAAAAAGGTCTGTTGAATTTAATGCAGTAGATTGAGAAGTATCCAAAGTCACTGCAAAGGAATCTCCGGAAGAAGACGATGGAGTGGCGGCAACCTTTCCTATGGAAGTAAAACCAAATCCATTCTTTATGAATAGTTCTTGGTCTTCATGTAGTATATTATTTGCAGTAGAAAGAAAGGTCAAAGTAGTTCCACTATTCCCACTTGATTTTGTTGTTTTAGCAAAAACATGAGTGTATTTCCCCTTTGAATCTAAAATACCGCTACCATAAGAACCTCCCGAAGTGTGACTTATGAGGGGCCAATTTATTCCGATAGAAGGCAAAATCAACGCAGAAGTTTCTAGGTTTTGAGTAGTAGTTCCTAGTGTGACAGAAAATTTAATCTTGTATTCTGCTGGTTGATTTTCATTATGTGAAGTGGTATTTATCAAAGAAAGTTGTGCTTTACTACTATGAAATATTCTCATCTCATGTGTATGTTTTGCAGTCTCAGCCAAATAATAATGAGAGATATAATCTGTTTGAGTCACATCGTTATCTACTGCTGGCATTACCTTTCCCGAATCAGTAGCAACGCCTGTTAAACTACCTACACTATGCCTTCCGAATCCATTTATGTCATAGGGTGTCACAGTAGCCTCGATAGTAAAAGCGTCGTCTAAAGACCAAGGACCGTAGATTACATCATCACTACTTCCTACGCTAGCATCTGCTCCTATCGCAATATTATCATAATAGTCTATTTTGACATGACCATTACACATTACAGGGAAGACTAAACTTCGTTGCTTTCCTGTTAATACTCGATACATAATTTCACCTCAAGAAAGAGCGTCGGCTAACTTGGTAGCAACCTTTCCACTTGGGAACACTTCTGCGATTTCAAACTGCAAACTAAAACTCACATCAATAGTTTCCGAGTCTATTGTGGTTTCAAAACTTCTAATGAATCCTTTCATTCCTTCGGAAGTACTTGAAGTTGGAAAGTCACTTTTCAAATCATCTCTAGTACCATAGTTATCCAATTTCCCTTCATCGCCTCTAGAAGCATAAGTAAATGGAATAGAAACAGCAGTTCTAGAGTTTCCATCATTACCTACCTTAGAATCATAAAGAAAAACTAATTCGTTAATCGACTGATATGTTTGTATTCCTGTTGAGTCTACGCTGGAATGAATCATCTGTGCTATCTCAATAGGTGTGTATGTTTTTGCTCCTGTGGGTGCGTCACTTTCACTCCACTTTTTATTGATAGCCTGTTCTGTAATGAAACCTTGTAGGCTTACACTCTTAGAAGCCATACCTAAGTCTAGTGCGGCTGTTATTGATTCTCCGGATAATGCCCCCGATAGAGGTACTTCAACGGAAGGAATGGTCTTGTTAGTGCTGATGCTCATACTAGTGACTTTCAATGGAATGGTATTGATAGATAAGTCAGCAGTCGAATAGGCCCCAAATTTCAAGAATACTACATGGTCTAGTGCGCTCATATTATCATGCTCCCAAACTTCTAGAGGAAGTCGTTCTGTTGATTTCCTTGTTAATCATTTTACCAACCTTCTGTGCTATGATTCTTAATTCACTATCGGAAGACCCTACTCTTCCGTTGATATTGACAGTGATATTATTTCCTCCACTGCTCATCATTCTTCTAGATTCTTGATTAGAATGTACTCGACTTCCCTTTGGTAGTCTTACTAGTTCCGGCCCTCTTTCTCCAACTAAGGAGAGGCCGCTCTTAGTCACACCACCATTAGCGAATGGATTAATTGCCGCTACTAGTATTCCAATTGCTCCTATTATACCAGCCACGATTAGGTATGGAGCCGCCGCCACTAATACTCCTATTGCCCCAAATGAAACTAATATGAAGGCAACTCCAGCCGCTATAAGACCAATTATCATCAGTAATTTAGCAAAGCCCATGTATATTTGTTCGGCATTCTGTACCATTTTATCATAAATCGCCTCTAATGTAGTTTGTATTAAAGCCAATAAAGGAGATAAAATAATAAGAATTAGTCCTCCAAAGACTTCCAAAAGTCCTTCTGCGGTCTTAAAGAATCCCCCTAGTAAATCGTTAATATCACCATCACCAAATATAGCAGAATATATTTCCCCTATTCCTTCCGCCATTTTACCTACACCAGCCCCTACCATTGAAATTCCTTGTTTTATGAATTCTAAAATGTTCCTTCCCCATTCTTCAAAGAAACTAGCACTTACTCCTAACCGCTTCAAAGCCTTGACTATGAAAAATAGAACTATTAAACCTCCTAAAACTGCTACACCTAATTTAGCCATAACCAATAAAGCACTAGCAAAAAATAATGCTCCACTTTTTATGAATTTAAAAAAGGACTTTCCTTTGGCGGAAAGTTTCTGTTTAAATCTATTCCATTTTCCTTGTTTTTTCAATTCACTCATACTTTTAGAAATAAATACTCCTAATTTTGATGTAGTAATCCAAGTCATTAAGTTTAATTTTGGCCTAGATTCAAACCTACCCGTATTGGGGTTTCTAAATCCACCTCTAGGAGCAGGGCCTTGAAACTTCGGCATTCCCTTTGTGACTAAAGAACCCAAAGCCTCTATTTGGCTTTTAGATTTCCTAAAAGAACCTCCAACTCCATAGAGAACCTTAGCCATAAAACCATCTCTATTCCCTCCCGCTAAAGGCTTCAAAACAAACTTATCAATTCCGGATAGTAATCCGTCCATACGATTTTTAAAGATGAAATAGCCGGGGACTCCGTACATCATTTTATGGAAGAAACCCGCACCTCCAGTGGTTCTTCTTAAAAATCCTTTTTCCCCAGTACCAATAAATCTAGTAAGTATTGTTTCTACTTCACCTACTTGTTTAGTGGTTTCTTTAGCAGATTCCCCCAAAGTTTCCATTGCTTTGCTTTGTGCTTTCATAGCAGTACTAGATGCTCTTAGAATAGTAAGCATTTCTTTTTGAATTTGGACTAAACCATACATGTTGTTGTTGATTTTTTCCAAATTTAATTCAGCCATGTTATCACTTCGCCTTATTCATTTCCTTGTTCATGGCTTCGGCTTTAAGTTCTTCTACATTCCTGTGGATATACAAAAAGTCCATCACCATACTTGCTGGCATTTGCATCACTTCTAAGGGACTTATTGATAATGCGCTAGACAATGTATAGGTGATTAAGAGAGATGCCATAGCAGGGTCTTTACTCCTACCGTTAAGGGCATCTCTCACTCTTCGTTTTTTGCTGAATCCTCGCCTAGTGCTTCCATTGGGTTAGGTAGCACTTCTTTCAATTGTGAGCCGATATACGGCGTGAGTCTAATTAGTTCTAGAGTAGATAGACTTGGTTCTGTGCGAACAACAAACTTCTCTACTAGGTAGCGGTACATTCCATTTAGGTCGATGTCAAAACTTTGCGTCTTGGCATCAATGTTCATTAGAGAAGTCATGGCTTGTTCTACTTCTAGCCATGTAGGTTCTCTAATCCAAACCTTAAGGTATTCGTCGCTTTCCGGTGACACTCTTAATTCGTGACACTTCTCTTCTTGTAGTGCAAATAGCACACTCTTATCTTTTACGGTATTTTCCATAGTTTTCTCCACCTTCAAAACCAACAAACAAACAAACGGTGTTGGTGGAATATTACTCTTCTTCTACTACTTTCTTAGGGCGACCTCTTTTTTTCGGTGCATTCTTAAGCAAGTGTAGGGCTTGCATCTTAGCAAGTTTTTCTTCTTTGGTTAATATATCAACCAAAAAATCACCCCTGTAGAATCCAGTGAGTTTTAGCAGTACAAGTTCCTATGCTTCTAGCCATAATTGTACCTTCTACGACCACAGGCCCTTTGTCTTCCGGCATAGGCCAAGAGTTAGTCGTTAGGAAATAATTGTCAAACGCCAAGTTAATTGCCTCGCCGTTTCCTTTAGTGAAACTTAGGGTAATGTTGCTTCCTGTTGTTTCGCTAGTATTTAGTAATTCATTGTAGAGTTTATCGTCAGTGACCATAGCACTAAAGGTCATTTCGTAAGTTCTTTGTGCTGGAATAGCATCCTTTACTTTACGACTTCCAACGCCAATAAATCTCTTATCTGTGAGCGTGTTATTCATTGTTAAAGTAAAGTTAGTAATCTTCAATAGTTCTTGTCCAAACATATTGATTGTACCATCCGAGAAAAAGAATGGTTCTCGGAAAGAATCAGTAGAAGAATAATTGATGAATTGTGTTTCATCTGTCACTCCTCTTCTTGCCTCATACAATTCAGTTTTGGCTAGAGAATGAACATTTCTACACATTAAATTCATACTCATCTTGAGTTCTTCGTTTTCATTAGCAGTAAGAGTTAGAGTATTGACTCGGTTTCCTCTAGCAATTCTAACGAAGTTCAAATCTTCATCTGCGTTAGCGTTATTGGTTCTATATGTGTTCGTAGAAGGCAGTTTGGAGAAGGACTGTTCTAAGGCGAAGGAGGGTAAATCTTCTCCATCTTGTTCTCCAAAGGTGTAAGTAATTGCGTTAATGATTGAACCATCTGTATGTTCAGCAGGTGCAGTAATTCTCTTCATGTCACTTTCCGAGTCATGTCCTCTAACAACAGGAGGGACGATAATTTTGGTAGTTCCTCCTTCGGTTAAGGTTCGATAATAGAAAGGTCCAGTATGTTCGGGAGTCACTTCAATAATGTGAGTATTGGTAGTTGTTGCTATGTAGTGAGCGGGAGAACCTGCCGCATCTGCCGCATAGGTGACGGTGCTTCCACTAGCATCCAAACCTTCGTGAATATCTGTAATCTTTCCAAAGAAATAGTACAACCATGCGCCGTGATTAGCCATAACTCCTATATCAGCAGAACCAGCAGTTTCAATTCCTTTGTATTGATAGGTGTAGTTTCTAGAACCACCAACCATTAAATTAGTCTGCTTAGTTTCTATTTCATTATCGGGGAAGGTAAGAGAATCAATAATGCCAAGCCAATTATCAGCATTTAGTCTAGCCGCAGAACCACTGGAAGATTTAGGGGCTGGACAAGGTGCGCCATATCTCTTGATTCTAAAGAAATCGTTGGTAGCATCAATGGTTCCTTGAATTTGTGTTGCGAAGGTAATAGTGGTGGCTGTATTGGAAGTGATTCTATGCCGAGAAGTTAGGGCCGCATTGTCGTAGTATTCGATGATACAACCAACATACAAGTCAATGACTAAGGAAAAGTTTCCAGTAAAATTAGTATCAATAGTGACAGTGCTATATCCCGTCACGCTATTATCAATTGTATTACTGTTAGATTCAATGTATAAATCAACTTCGGGAACAAATGTCACCGATGCACCGCTTCCTAAAAATATATTATTGTTCGTCATAAAATCCCTCTCCCTTTTACAAACTTACTAGGGGATTGTCTGTGCGTATCTCTTTGCCGTTAATGTCACTTTATATCCAAAGAGTCGTTTCTTTCTGTCATTTGCTTCGCTTCGATTTCCAACTTCTAATAAACTAAAGTGTGAACCATCGCTTGCAGTATAACCCCGTCGTTTGCTCTCAAGTGCATGACGAAGTATCAAGTATAAAGACCTTAACCTATCTCTTCCGTAATTAGAATCTCTTGAATTGAACTTAATAGACTGTCCAGTTCTTGCCTTAGTTGGTGTAGCCGATAGAACAAGAGTAGTGCTATTCGTGATACTAGATACTGTTGTACCATCTGGAATTCCTGTACCTGTGACCTCCATGCCTACTGCGATACCCGAAGTTGAAGTAAGGGTCATGTTGGTACTGCCTGTTGTGTATGCTCCTCCCGAACCTGTGAGCGAAGTACCAACGGCTCTCTCATCGTGAATACAACGAAGGTGTAGTGTGAAGGTATAGGATTCGTTGCGAACATCATAAAGAACCGTAGGATATTCTATGGTGTTGCCATCCTCAAAAACTACAATTACATCTTTGCTAGAAAGGTCATACCTAGCACCCTGCCCCTTCTCTAAAGTTCTAACATCGACTAGGTTTGGCTTAGGCAATGCTACTGGAATAGTACCGGCTTGGTTTAGGGTAGTGGCAGAAGAAGACCAATTGTTATCCAATAAATCTAGAATTAGAGTGACTTCATCCATAGACCATTTCCTCCATTATTGATTGAGAGATTGCCTTTTCTAAATCTTCTTCAATGAACCTAGCCAATTCTTCATCCGAGAAAGAAATGTCAATTCCTAGAATAGTAGAAACTCTTTCCATTTCTAATTGACGCTCTTTGTGTTTATCTATCAAAGAGTTTAGAGTTTCAGTAATCTTCAACATATCAATCCCTTCCGTCAAATTTACTTTCTATTTTTTTATGAATGTTTTTAATTAAAGACTCAATGAATGAATTAGAGGTTTTTGAAAACACACTAATTGTACCACCGGCTTCATTATTGTGAGAACCTGCATTGTATTCATAAACAGGATGAACGCCTTGGTCTTCTGCTTTTAATCTGTATTCTTCGCCAAAACCATCAGCAATTTCATTTATTTCGTCTTCAAACCCTCTATACCACAAATCATACCAATCTACATCTAATATTATTTGTATTTCTTCAAATGGTTTTGGTATAAAGTCGTCATTATGACGACCAACATTTGGGTTAAAACTCAATATGTAATTAGGAAAATAAATCATTCCATTGTTGAACTCAAAACCCTCAAGTCCTTCCTTTCTTTCTATTGTATCATAAAGTTCCCGATACAAACCATTCATAAATTCTACTTTAGTGTGATAAGGAATGTGAGTTTTACCACCACTGTTATTTTTTAATATGTTTTTCCACATACCAATCAATCCAACATATACACTAAGTCTTTCTTACCATCAATAAGAGCCAAGCCTTCTGCACGAAGTAAATCGTACTTTTCCTTCGCTGATATGTTTGCTCCGGTTTCAGCAATCATTATTGTTTGGTCGTCATGTCGTAGAATTTCTGCCGCTACTAATTTGGTAGTGGCTTCGTGAACTGTAGAAGGTACTCTTCCATCACCAGCAACATAAGAAACAATGATTGAGTTCTTATTATGATAAGGATACTTCTTCAAAAAGAAGATTCTTCCATCATCGCTCATCATCCAAAAGTCGCCCAAACGCTTCATATCTTCTTTGTCAGTAAAGGCTACAAGAGAACAAACTGTGGGGATTTCATTGGTAGTGGTAAAGGTTAGTGTGCTTGATGCAGAACCCGTAGCGGCTTTAGAAAGAGTGACAGTAGTTGAAGTATCAATAGAAGAAATAGTAGTAGAAGAAGGAATATTAGTTCCTGTGACTTCCATATCTACTGCTAATTTACTAGAATCGGCTACAGTTAAACTAGTGCTAGTATTACTAGTAGTACAGGACTGTTGAATAGTAGCCTTTAGTGTGCAACCTGCTCCATCATCACCGGATAATAAAGATGAAATTAAGACTTTAGTACCGTCTTGGTCGTCTTTCTGCGAGAAGAAAAAATCGGAAACATTGAGATTACTAGATGATAGTTCCTTTGAAGCAGTTGCTCCTGTAAATTGGGAGGTGTTCGATGGAAACTTTTCGTTAATCAAATCAACAATTTCATTATTGGTAGTCTTTATTCCGAAGGTAGTACAAAACTCATCGTTTGCTAAAGCGGAAACATCGTTTTCTGCTAACAGTTCAAAAGAAACCCCACTATTAGGTAGTTGGAAAATAAGAGAATGAATATCTCTAAAGTTTTCTAGGAGAGTAATCGAGGCTTGAGCAGAAGCCAATTCTCGATAGGCGTTTCCTTCCCAAACTCTTAGACTTACAATCTTTCTAATCTTCATCTGTTGCAGTTGTATAAATCCTACATAGCCTCCATAATAAGACATTATTGGATGGCGAGTAAATTCAAAATCCTTGAACTCATTCTTCCAAATGATAGGTCGATAAGAACGGTTAATTTTCTCATCAACCATTCCTTCTATTCTCTTAATGATTGAGCCGACTTGTGCGGCAGATGGATTAGTACCGGAAGTAAATGGAGTCACCTGTAGTAAATCCGATACTGCTCCAATATCTGTATAGAATCCTTGCCCTGTAGCATAGTTTGGGTTAATCGAGGTATAGTCACTGGGGGAGGATGCAACTGGCATTATATCACCTTCTCTTTTAATTCGGCAAGTTCTTCTTCTAAATCATCAAAGTTTCCTAGTATTTCGCTTATGAAATCCGAGACAAATATTTGTTGTGCGGCTAAATCATCCCCTATTAAGCGAAGATGAGGCAAGCCATAACTTGCCATTCTTTCAGCGTATTCTTCTTCGCTTTCCGATTCTTTCATTTTTAGTGGTCTTTCTGTAGGGGTCGCGCTCCCTACTCTTTCATCCCCTTGACCTTTTACTTTTAGATTAGCCATTTGTGTGAATTTTAATTCAGTATATTCATGGGTTATTTCAATAATAACTTCATTCTTTGCTCCTAAAACATCTCTACTAATGGCATCAGTAAATCCAGCAGTCATAAACTTCTCTATTTTAACTAATTTAGTTTCAGTTTTCTCGGCTAGTATTTCAGCCTCTGGAATCCGTTGTTGGTCTTTCCATTCAGTATCATAAGAGTTTAGTTTTTTATACAATCTTTTTGCTTCCTTTAAATCTTCATCGTATAGAAGACCATCTTCCCTCTTTTTATTGACTAGAGATAGTTCTTTGAATGTACTAAGAATATTCTTTTTCAATTGGGCTACAGCCCTTCTAGGCTCAGTAGATTTAACATGCTTTACTAATCTCTTCACTCCTTCTGTTATGAAATCGTGAGATTTTTCTTCGGTCAATTTTCTTGCACCCTTACTTTTAAAATCCAATGTCAATTTCAAATTATTAGAAATGTCTAAATCTAAAACAGATGGTAATGTGAGAAGGATAATTTTAGCAAGAACTCCTGCATCCAAATCCAAACTTGAAAAGGTTTCACCAGCAGTATTTTTCATAGACTTAATTCCAGCAGAAAATAATTCACTAGCGGCTTTGTCTAATTCATCCTTGCCTTCTAAACTAGCAATGGCCTTTACTTTTTCTGTATCAGTTTCAAGTCTAACAACTTCTGCAATACCTTGCTCTCTAAGCACTTGCGCTTTTTCATCTAAGTCTATTTCTAAAGTGAATTGTTCTCCCTTGAAGAATTTCTCTTCTGTGAATTTACCTTTAGCCTCTTCTAATCCAGCGTCTACTGCATCTAAAAGAACTTTACCTAGGCGCACATAGACTTTATCTTGTAATGCAGATAATTCATCTAGATTAAATAATGGCGATAGTTCCGCCGCAATGTTTGCCTCGTCTATATCTTCACTAGTAGGCTTTCTAAACTCGGAAAAAGAACCAAAGCCGGAAACTCTTTTCAGTAAATTAGGAGCATCTAAATCCTTTATTGAATAATTAAGTAGGCTAGGAATTATTGGAGTTTTGTCTCCCCCTCCCCCACTGTATTCGTCTTTCAATTTGTTTTTCAAATTATACGATTCATCATTGACAATACTAGCAATAGTTCTTTGTTCTAAAGGAACTACTATTGCTTGTAATTTATCAACAAATTCTTGAAAGTTTTCTTCTGTTCCATCGAGCGAATCTAAATCGTCTAAAATTTTAGATTCGCTCGATAAGTGTTCATCAAAAATATATTCTACAATATCCTTTTCTAAGGTATCCTTATCTAAGTTGTAAGTCGTTGTACGATTTAGTTTGAAATTGACCAATGTAAATCACCTTCACATTAGCCACTTGCCCCAAGCCGCTAATTTCTGTGCTTTTTGGGCTAGGTGTAATCCGCTTTGTGGAGGCTCATAACTCATTTGTCCTGTGCTTGGGTCAATCCAATATGGCCTACCATAGTTGTCTTGTCCACTAGGAGGAATAGGGTAGCCGCTTCCGTTGTTCATTGCTAGCCCTGTTGCTCCATATGTTCCTTGTTGAATTGGTTGTTGAGGCATACCTTGTGCGGGATTAGATGCTCCACTAAATCCTTGTGATTCTAGGTATTGTTGTTTAGCCATTTTTCTTTGATTGATAATTTCCGAATTGATGGCAGAATTTAAGATAGCGTTCATATCCAAGTCAATATTTTCTTGAGTAATCTGTTCGTATTCTCTTAGACTATCACTACTAACCTTCATGTTTCCAGTAGTAGAATCTTGATAGAACTCTAATTTAGTGAGCATCTTACTAACGCTCCTATCAATTACATCTTCCATCAACTGCTCCAAACTAGATAAGAACTGTTCACCATGATATTGAAAGAACTCTTCCACATGGTTCTCTTGTAAAGACAGAAGATTATTGACCGTCTTAAATTGAGTATCATTCTGCGCTTGTACTGCGCCCATAACTGCTGTATTGCTTGTTCCAAAAACGCCCATCATTGTTCACCTTTTTTTATAATTTCGCCCATTCTTTCGCTTGCCAATCGTATTTCTAAGGAGAGTCTGTTTAATTCTTCAATGGGTTTTTCTTCTCCTTCGGTTTTGGGTGGACTTATCGCCCAACCAATCGCCGCTAGAGAAATAACATCGGCCTTTGATAGTGTGGTAAGTGGTCCCTTAGATAAAACTTGGGGCATTCTAGGCTTTGGAATAAACGCTTTGAAATCAAGACCATGCTCATCTGCTAGTATCTGTTGTTGTAGCATTTCCAGTTGTCTGTGATGTGTAGCGTGTTTGGGACAGTAAGTACCTCGCATCGGCCTACCTTTAGTCACATGGCTTAGGGGAATAGGTGGCCTCATGTAATCTCCGTTATCCCAAACATGGTGGACACCACAGACAACACAACGGTCTTTTAGATTAAATTTCCAGCCGTACTTGATGAATAAGAATTTCTTTTTTTCTGCATTGAGTACTTTGGTAATCTCTTTCAGCATCTTCTTTGGTTTAATTTGTACGAAAGAATATTCGGAAACCGGACCTGCGGCTCTTGCGCTCATTAGAGGAGGCAAGAACGAACTAGCAAGACTAGGATTGTTGGCGATTAGGTTGGGCTGTTGAAACATAATTATTCCTCGTTTTCTTTTCTTTGTATAGGTTTCTGTCGCCTCTATGCGCTACCATCTCTTACCTTTCTAATTGCTCTCATGGTTTCATCATAAAGCCTAGACAACATTTTTTCCAACTGCCTGTCTTTTTTACCTACTAGTTTTCTAATGTGATTATTAACCTGAGACATTACAGACCTAACTGAACTTTTTGTTCCATCTAAATGACTCAATCTTTCGTAGTCCTTTCCGCTTCCAAATGCAAATGACTCATTGATAATAGCATAGTTATAGAAAATTTTAAGTTTTTCACCAATAGAATCTAATGTTGCATTACCTTCTGCATACTGTTTAACTATAGAGTCCAATTCCTTAAGAACTGTATCCATGCTATTGCCTAATTCTTTTGCATATTCTCTGTGGGATAATTCATGCGTCACTACATTAGCAAACTCAACAACTCTTTCCATATCGTCATAGCCTCTTGCTACTGTATTAAAATTATCTAAGTTGATTAAAACCTCATCAGTTTGTTTATCATAGACCCCTTTATATCCCCCTTCATTAGTGAATCTGTCCACTTTTAAAATATCCTTCCACATAATATCAGTAATCCTTTATCATTGTAATAACGCCCTTGTAGACCATTTCCGGCTGAGATTTAGCGGAAATAATATACTTGTAAGTTGGTATTCCCTTATCGTTTAACTGTTGCATCCCATATTTAAATGGAGCGAAGATTGAATGCTTAGAAATATCCACATCTTCCTTGTATTTATCTCCCCAAATGTCATACTTGTTAGCCCAAATACCAACGGCTAGGGGGTAATCGGTATTCTTTTTCTTTTTACCATTGGGCCAAGTTTGACTACAAATAGCATCAACTAAAAACTTCCATGCAAGTTGATGGTCTAAATTAGCGGCAGAATCTAAATGTCTATGGTCTACTACAAAAATGACATATTTGACATTTCTACTTCGTATATCGTCAATCCACTGCTTCCAATAAATTGCTTCCCCACCCATATCTGCGGTCTTAACAGTGTGGGTATCTCCGTCCATCTTAATTGTTTTTCTAGAAGCCCTTTGCCTACCTACAGTTCTATCTCTAATTTCCGGTACTTCGCCTCTCGTTCTAAGTTGATGATGTAAAGTAGTCTTACCTACCATTGTAGCCCCGTAGACTCCAAATTGGATAGCGTGAATTCTCTTGTAAAATGCCACTGTTGCTTCAATACAAACTACAGCAAAACCGGCTAGAACAGACATTTGAATACCTCAATGCCATAAATAATCCCAAAAACTTACTGTCTTATCTATGAGCCAACCCATAATACTAATGTCGAAAACGACACCTATTATATTACCTACCAAGAAAAAAAATAAAGTAGAACAACCGCCCCAAAACCATGCTCTCATTTTAATAAAAAACAAATCAGCAGAATGCGCTCTTTGTTGATTATAAGCATAGTCGGAGTCACTGAAACCCATTATGTCGCCAAGAACCATTCAACCACCTCATTGCAGGGTGGCTAAGAAATCGGCTGAAACTCCCTCAGTTTCATATTGCGGAGAAATTTGGGGTATTCTATTAGTTTGATTTTCGTTTTGAAATGTCTTCAAAGAATCTTGCATCTTCTTTCTTTGTTGTTCATCTTTAGCGATTCTTTGCCAATAAGCAGTAATCCTTCTGTCCAAAAGCCACATCTCAATTTTGTCATTAAGAGCCAAGTCAAATAGTGCCTTCATTACCATAACGGACCCTACTGTAATGAGTCCAAACAATACGCCGTGCATTAGAATGGTATATGGAAAGTTCAAACCGAATTTAGCGTAGAAGAAAACATTCGCTCCACTAACTGTACCTACGAATAGGATAGTCATAATCAATCGAGTGTCGTGATTCAATGCTGGCAATTAACCACCTCAATTAAATTCCACTGAAATGTGTGCAGTGGAAGAACCGGCTTCTGCTATTTCCAAAAATATACCGCTAGTGCATAATACACCGTGCATATCATATTCTAGATTATACTGTCCTGTGGTCGTATTGTGAATTCTAGCAATTTCTGTACCGCTATTATCTTGTCCATCAAACACTTTAACGGTCACTGCCGCATTGCTAGCAATAACAATGTTAGCGTGAATGCTTTTCAATCTGCACTGCGTCTTAGAAATTATTGCGCTTGCCCCAAGGACTCCACTGCTTCTGCATGTATCTGCCATAACATCACTTCTTAGATGTTGGTAATTAGCCCCTCTTAATGAAGGTTGTGTAATCACTCTTCTTCTGTAGTGGGTTCTGCCTTGGTAGTAGTCTTCTTAGTAGTTGCCTTTTTAGCGGCAGGTTTCTTAGTAGACTTTCGGGTAGCCTTCTTTGCAGTAGCCTTCAATTTCTCCGGAACTGTTGTTTTTGGAGGAAGTGGGGCTAAGGTATTAGCCAATGTTTCTTTGGGGACTCTAAGGTATTTAGATAGGATTTCTTTTTCACGGTTAGGTAATTTTTCGATTTCCTCTCTATCCTCGGAAGTAAATTGAACTACGCAGTTCTTACCCCCAATGTAATGTGAAGCAACGAAGGCCGAGATTGTAATAGTCTCAGCCTTCGTCACTTCCATAAAACCCTCTACCCCGTTTCGTAGTCTCAAGGTTGGAACCTTACAAGACTCGCTTAAACGGATGGTTGCCAAACAAACACCTCAAAGAAGTCCTGTTGCACGAACTCGTAGAGTTCCCAAGTCGTCTGCTAGAGCCTTAACTCCGGCAGTGTTAGCCGCCGAACCAAGAGTGAAGCAGTAAAGGTAGCAGTATGTACCATCCGAACTAATGTCACCAACAATCCAGTGAGCATCCAACAAAGATGGGTTAGAAATCTCAACTTGTGTGAAGGATGCCAAACCGAAGTCAGCCGCCAATAGTTTTTCACCAACATGGAGAACTTGTTCATCTGCATTGCCGGTGTTAGCGGAAAGAGCAGTTGGTCCCGATGTTGTTAGAACGGTTGCAGTTAGCGTAGCAATCTCAAAGACTTGTGAGTTGTTTGCCGAAGCAGAGCCGAGAATAGTCACATAGTCACCTGCGGCAAAGCCATCAGTAAGATAACTACCAGCACCTCTTGTTAGTGTATCAGGGTCAGCATCAGCCGCAGTAATAGTTTGACTAGCGGCAGTAGCAGGGGAGCCTGTTCGGTAAGACGAAACAGCAACACTCGCTAGTGAAACATATTGGTGTCCCACAACGAATGGCTTTGCTATACCTTTATGGTCAGCGATTAAAGTAACAGCGTTTGTCACTTTATCACCTCAAGCCACATTGGTAATCTTGCCTTGTCCCTTGAAGAAAGAGCAACCAACTTCACCAATAGTTCGGTAAAGTGCTTGGTTGCCGAGTCGTCCCACACCGAATGGGTTTCCGTTAGAAACACCGTCTTCAAAGTATTGAGTCGGCTTAAGAACAGAGAGCCATAGATGGTCAGTATCCAAGAACAACAAGTCGCTAATTCCACTATCGGAAGCGTTTAGGGTTGAAGCCATGTCCTTAACAGGAATCAATGGAATGTCGTAGTAGGTTGCCACACGGAAACCAACTTCTGCACCCCTAATACCACGAACACCATTATGAGTAGGAACGATTTCCTTTCGGTCCATGAATCGCTCTTGGGACTGTAGTAGGTCTGCAATTGCTTGGATAGTATCGTATCCAGTCAAGATAACCTTTGGAGAACCGCCAGCAATTCGTAGATTACGAATCATGTTGTTAAGCAAAGTAAGAGTTAGTGGTCGAACCGAAGATGCGGCGTAAGAACTGTTGAAGTCTATTTCTGCATCAAGGAAAGAAGCCGCAGTAAATCGCTCATCGCCATAGATTTGAGCAAGATTGTTTGTAGCATCATTCATTGTATCGGTCATAAGAACTCCACCGTCAGCCGCTAGAAGTTCTGCTCGGCTTGAAACAACCTTCATCAAGGAAGTGTAGTTTCGCTCAATGTTTGCTAGAGCGGAAACTTCACCATAAACTTGTAGAGGCATAAGGAGCATCTTGTTCTGTGCTTCTGCGTGTGCTTTACCCATATCTTCACGGATAATAGCCCGAATATCACCGAGTCCATCATCAATTTGAGCCATTTCCATTGCTAGTTCGGAAATATCGAACTGATGTGCAATGGTTTTAGGACTCATAAAGAGTTGAGCGTAAGTTGGGGCCATAGAGCCAAGTCCGTCAGCCGCAGTAGAAAGTCCTGCGTTTTCTGGAACACCACCAATTTCGTCAGCGTGTGGGTTATCTCCACCAATACCGTTTGCTGATGAACCGTCACCTGTAATATCAACTGCTAGAGTAGAACCGGAACCACCAAATGGTCGGCTCTTAAGAATTCTCCAACCGGAAGAAGTGTAAGGTCGCTTTGATAGCATAGCGAGAGCATTTACTTCTCGGTTTAGCATTGACCAAACTTTCTGTCCGTAAAGTTGGTTGTAGTATCCAGTTGTAGTACCGATACCAGTCAAGCCGCTTGCGCCAGCGTCTGCAATATCGTGTGCAGTGTGTAGTCCTTGAACTGCACCTGCTTGTTTCAATACAGAGTTTCCACCAAAGGCAGGTAGTCCGTATGTCGCCGCTTCTAAGTCTCTAATTGTGTTAATGTATCCCATTTAATTCACCTCAAATATTTCCGCCAACGGCTTTGTGAATGTCGCTCCAACTCATGTCAGCAATCTCTTCTGTTGAGAAAACCTTAGTTGTTGTTGCGGCTTCTGTAGCCTTGCGAATCGTGTTCTTTTCTTCTGTAAGTGACTTACGGAGTTCGGAGAACTCTGCGTTAAGTCGTGCGATTTCCGATTGTGCATCGTATTCTGCCTTAGCGACCATTTCTGCTCGGTGGCTTTCTTCCTTAGCGAATCTCTTAGCGAAGGTTTCTTCTAGAGTTTCGAGTCCCATCTTTTCAAGTTGTTCTGCTCGGTATTGCTCGTAAGCCTTCTCGATGTTTGCTGAACTTAGGTTAAGGGTTCTAAACTCATCATTAGTGAAGTTCTTTGAAACCATTCCTTCTTTCTTTGCTTGTTCTCCGGCATCTTCAATGTATTCTCCAGCACCGCCAAGGTTAGTCTCATCGTTTCCGTCGAGAGTAGTGGCCTTCTTTGCTTCATCCATGTATTCCATAGACTCGGTATCCATCATTTCATCTTCCATCTTCTCGTCCAATGGGTGAGGTGCGCCTCGCTCCATTGACGGTTCTTCTTCTTCTTTTCGTAGAGTATTAACTTCTTCTAGAAGAGTATCTAGTTCAGCCAATGCTTTTTCTAATTTGTTCATTGTTTTGTCCTCCTTTAATATATCGAACCTCGCTTCGGGGTTGATACCTTTTTCGCATATTGTGACTTCGTGAAGTTCTAGTTTGCTTATCTCACTATACTCCCCTAAATCATCATGGTGTTTCTTCACTTTTTGTAGTGCTTGCCCACCTATGCTAAAAGACCTCAACGACCCTTTGCGAATTCCTCGGTTTATTTCCTTTGCTTTTTCAATATCATCTCTTAATTTAATTACTACGAAGAACCCAACATCATCTACTTGGGTCTTCCATAGTTTTCCATTGCTATCTCTATGAGATTCAACTACTTCTCCAACTTGAACATTGGAGTGGTTAGTCATTACATTGCGGAACTTATTATGTCCCATGAATTTCTTAACTGCCTCATTTAGGGCCTTTAGAGTGATTAAGTCGTTTTGCTTATCTACCATTTCGATAGAAGCATAGCCGCCAATCATTAAATCATCATTCGATGCCTTCAAGATGGAGAAATCATTCTCCTCCATTGCAGACATAATCATAGACATGATGCTCAAGCCGTCTTGTTGTAAATACACTATTTAACTAGTTCGGTTGTTTTGTGTATTTTAAGTCCTTAAACTTGTCTTCATAAATATTCCAAATACCTTCATCAGTGTCCTTATCAACAGGCTTCTGTTCATATCCTGTCCACGCTAACCACATATCCTTGCCTTCTACAGGAACTACTCTAAAGTGAATCTTAGTTTCAAACTTATTTCCATTTAGAATATATTCGTGGTATCCGTGTCTTTGTACTCCGATTTCTACATCTCCAAGGTCAATCAATTTCTCCTTTGAAACATTTGTAGAGATTTGAGCAGGGAATTTATTGGCCTTTCCAAACAAAGAGAATATATCATCGTCGGAGTCTAGGTCAATATACCAAGATAAGTTCTCTCCTTTGTAATTTACAATGAAGTCCAAGTTTCCATCCTTTCTAGAATAGACTTTAAATTCAGCCTTTTCCGACTCTTTTTGAATTTCACTATCGTCAACAGAAATCTTACCATCACTATATGACATTCCTTCCGAGGCTTGTATCCAAGAACCAAGCCTATTCTTATCGCTTTCTAGAACTGATTCATAATCCCCTGCATGATTACTAGCCAAAAAATTATGCAAGTCTCCTATGGTCTGTGGCTTGCCCTTTCCTTTTACAAACTGCTTAATAGACGCTCTTAATTTTCCTTGAATGGTTTTTAGAGCCATCTCTGCTTCTTGTTTCCACATATCTAAGTCTGCAATAGCGTTCTTCGACATTAGATTATTTTCATTAAATCCGTAAATTGTAAATCCATCCATGCTCTTAGCGATTAAAGTAGCACTACCATGTATGTTATCAGTAATTGTTATTCCTTTTTTTAGTGCTTCTACTTTGTACTTCAAAGACGGCTTAGTATCCTTAGATAGTAGTTCTAAAGTCACAATCTTATCGGGAGTAGCGGCCTCTGGAACTTCGATTACCTTAGCAGAATAGAGAGTAAATCTACCATCCGATTCTTTTACTTCATCTACCTTGACTCTAATAACTTCTCCAACTTTAACATCTATCTTGGTATTTAGTGCCTTACCTACATTCATGTAGAGTTTGTTATTCATTTCTACAATGTGTTTTCCTTCTTCTAGAACTGGGCCAGCCCCTAGAGAATAAGAGAATAGACCTGACTTAGTAGACTTCTTATCTAGAACTAACATGTCCAAGTCTACAAATTTCTTCCACTTAATCCACTTAGGATTTTTCTTAGTTCCTAAAAAGTAAGTAGAAGTTAAGTCTTTGATAACAACTCCTTCGGCAGTAGGCATTTCCATTATTTCCTTAGCGTATTCTTCTATGTCTTTCAAAGAATCTGCGATTCTAGTATCTTTCTTAGAAGGGAATGCGATGGCATCGGAAGACTTTGCCGAGTAATTATTGAATAGAATGTTAATCC